ATCACCGTGGCTGGTGGCACCGGCGCCGGTGCCGTGGCTGTGATCGGTCTGGCTTCTGCGAAGTACGGCTGATCATGGCTCTGACGGAGGATCTGGATATCTTCCTGGCGGACTTTGGCGTCAGCTGTACGGCTGGCGCCACTACCGCTAACGGGATCCTGGATATGCCCAGCCAGGTGATTAGCGATGGGATGGTGCTCACCACCGATTACACGTTGACCGCCAGAACCTCCGCATTTGGCAGTCTCATCCGCGGCGACTCGATCACTGTGGATGGGACTGCTTACACCGTCCGCGAGACGATGTTGATTGACGATGGCAAGTTCGTTCAGCTCGGGATTCAGAAGACATGAGCGGTCCCTTCAAGGTCAACACACGGAGCCAGTGGGCAGCACAGAATCCTGTGCTGATGGCAGGAGAGCCTGGCCTTGAAAGTCAGACCGGCAACCTGAAGATCGGTGACGGCAGGACAGCGTGGAACACGCTGCCGTATTTCAGCAGTCCTGCGAACTGGGGTTCGTTCTGGGATACAACATCGCAGACCGCTACGGCTAATACGCCGACGTCGATCCTGTTGCGGAAGAACGACTTAGACAACCGTGGCATCAATGTGATCTCCAATAGCCGGATCACGGTTGACCATCCGGGGATCTACAGCTTTACGTTCTCGATCCAGTTCAGCAATACTGACTCAAGCATCCATGACGTCAACGTGTGGCTCCGCAAGAACGACAATGGCGCTAGTGGTAATGTGGCCGACAGCGATAGCAAGTTCAGCATCATTGCCAGGCATGGCGGTATCGACGGCAATGTGATCGGAACGGTGAACTTCATCCTCAAGCTGGCGGCGGCGGACTACATCGAGCTGATCTGGGCAACCAGCAACGCTGCTGCATACATCCACGCCGAGGCCGCGGCGACCAGTCCGTTCGCGCATCCGGGGATTCCGGGCATCATTTGCACAGTGGTGCAGGTGGCATCGGCATGACAACGAAGCGCGAGTCGATCCTGGCTGGTATCCGCACGGCGCTCACAAACACCACTGGCGTGAGCACGCGGATCTACCGCAGCAGGGTGGAGCCGTTGGCTAGGGGCGAGCTGCCGGCGATTGTGGTCGAGCCGATCAATGATGTGTGCGTGCAGTTGACCAGCACCCCGACGCTGGACTGGACGCTCACCGTGCGCATTGCGGTGATTGTGCGTGGCAACATCCCAGACCAAGTGGCTGATCCGATTGTGGAGAGTTTGCACGCGAAGGTGATGGCAGATCTAACGGTCGGAGGCCATGCCTATGACGTGCAACCGACTGGAGTTAGCTTCGATATGCAGGAGGCAGACCAGCCATCTGGTGTGATCTCCTGCGACTACGTGGTGAAGTATCGGACTCGAGTCGCTAATTTGGCGCAGAGTCCGTAGTAGCTACGATGATGGACGAATACAAAGGCCAGGGCGGCAGCTATCTGGTCGACAAGAAAACCGGCAAGCGAAAGCTCGTCGAGCGGACCCAGCCGGCTCCCCACCCCCAACCCGAGGTAGCCACCAATGGCCTCAGTTCTGACACGCCGGCGTCTGATCCTGGCGAAGATTGAAACCACCTACGCCACTGACTCCAGCCCGACCGGCTCGAGCAATGCCATCTTGGTGCGCAACCTCGAGATTCAGCCACTGGTCGCTGAGACCGTGAACCGCGACTTGGTGCGCCCTTACATGGGGCAAGCCGATCAACTGCTGGCGCAGACCCGGGTCGAGGTGACCTTCGAGGTGGAGCTGGCTGGCTCCGGCACTGCTGGGACCGCTCCGGCCTATGGTCCGGTGCTGCGTAGCTGCGGCCTGTCTGAGACGCTGGTGACCAGCACCAGCGCCACCTACGCGCCCGAGAGCGCTGGCTTCGAGAGCTGCACCATCCACTACCACGAGGATGGCATTCGCCACAAGCTGACCGGCTGCCGCGGCACCTTCGAGATCAACGGCGAAGTGGGTCAGATCCCGGTGATCAGCTTCACCATGACGGGCATCTACAACGCCCCGACTGATGAGACGCTGCCCACCCCGACCTACGCCAACCAGGCCACCCCGCTGATCTTCAAGCAGGGCAACACCACCAACTTCACCGCCTTCTCCTACAGCGGCTGCCTGCAGAGCTACAACTTCAGCATGGCCAACGACGTGATCTATCGCGAGCTGGTCGGCTGCTCGAAGGAGATCATGATCACCAACCGGGCGCCCAGCGGCACCATCGTGATCGAAGCTCCGACCATCACGGCCAAGGACTTCTTCACGATCGCTACCGGCAGCAGCACCGGCAGCATCACCTTCCAGCACGGCACCACCGGCGGCAACATCGCCACGGTGACCACTGCTCAGTCTGACCTGGGTAACCTGACCTACTCGGATCAGGATGGCGTGCAGATGCTGAACATGCCGTTTATTGCGGTTCCGACCAGTTCGGGCAATGATGAGTTCAGTCTCGTGTACACCTGATCTTGGCTTTCGTACTTAAGCAGTCCGGCACTTACTCGTGGCCGGTCGCCTTTGATCTCCCGATCGATGGTGGCCGCCACGAGCGCCAGACCTTTGATGGTGAGTTCAAGCGCCTGCCGCAAAGCAAAATCGGTCCAATGGTCGCCGAGTTGCAGAAGCTCGAAGACCTGGGCGACCTGGATCAAATCACCGACATCGCCCGCGATGTGTTGGTGGGTTGGTCTGGCATCAACGACGATCATGGCAAGGAGATCCCCTTCAGCCAGAAAGCGTTGGATGAATTGCTCGAAGTGCCGTTCCTCGCCATCGCTGTGTTGAAGGCTTACATGGACAGCATCAAAGGGGCAAAGCGAAAAAACTGACAGAGGCCGCTGAGCATTGGGCGGGCGGTGGCGTTGTAGACGAAACCGCCGACGATGCCGCGGCCTTTGGCATTGCACTGCCTGAGCTGCCTGAAGCACCTGATGAGGACTTCGGAATTTGGCCGGAGAACTGGCCAGTGGTCGAGATGTTCCTGCGGGTTCAGACGCAATGGCGCACCACGATGAGCGGGGTGATCGGATTGGACTATGCAGCGGTGCGTTGGTTGTTTAAGCTGTACGACGTAGAGGAACCGCGTGCGCTGCTGGAGGATCTTCAGGTGATGGAGGCCGCAGCAATGTCGGTGATCAACAAACAGGGGGCATAGCCATGGCGATGAACATGGATGCCATGCTGCGGATCAAGGCAGACGTTCAAGGCGAGAACAATATTCGACGGCTTGGCAATTCCATGCAGGGATTGCAGGGGCAGGCCAAGAACGCCGCCATGTCATTTAATGGTCTGAAGGGTGCCGTCGCTGGCTTTGGTGCAGCTATCGCTGGGAGTGCAATCGTTGGCGGCCTCTCGGCGATTGTGAAGAAATCTATCAACGCCGGCGATGAACTGTTCAACCTTCAAGCTAAGACTGGCATCGCCGCTGTCGCGCTGACCGGGATCGGCAATGCCGCAAAGCTGGCCGATGTTGATATGGGCAGCTTGGGCAAGGGCATCAACAAGCTGAACTTGAACCTGGTGAAGGCAGCGGAGGGCAACGACGACATGCAGCGCCTCCTCAAGCAGTTAGGCGTCACAGCTAAGGACGCCAACGGTCAACTGATCCCAACCGATAAAGCGCTCAAGCAGATCGCGGACAAGTTCGCCGATATGCCTGATGGAGCAAAGAAGGCACAGATGGCGGTGGCTTTGTTTGGCAAGGCAGGCGCTGAGTTAATTCCGCTGCTGAACGAAGGCGCAGCAAGCATGGAAAAATTTACGTTCAAGATTTCCGATGATTTCGCCGCTCGATCTGATCTGTTCAATGACACGCTGACCGAGTTTGGGATCAAGACTCAAGGCTTCGGGATGGAGTTGACCGACGCGCTGCTCCCCGCTCTGCAGTCAATCATCGAAGTGTTCGGCGAGTTGTTTGACAGCAAGACGGACTGGACTGATCTGTTCAATGTCATCAAGCTCGGCATTCGCAGCGTGGCGGCTGTGCTGCTTGGCATGGTCAAGCTCGTCGATGAAGCTGTTCGGTTGATCGGTTCCTTTGCAAAACGAGCTGCGCTGGCATTCAAGGGCGACTTTGCTGGTGCGCAGGCTGAGGCCGACCGTTTTGGCGCTGACTTCATGAAGCGCTTCCAAGCCAACATGGGTCAATTCCAGCGGTTGTTCACGGATGCCCCATCCCCAGGCACCGGGCGCCGCACTGGGCGGACAGCACTGGACATGAGCGGGGCGGATGCGCGAGCCGCTGCGGAGGCTAAGCGTGCTGCAAACGAAGCCGAGAGACTGCAGCAACGTCGCAATACATTGACGCAGCAGCTGGTGGATCTGCAGGAAAGCCTGCGTCGAAAGGTAGAGGATGCCAACGCGGCGTTCGCCAATGTTGGCGGCACGCCAGTGGAGAAACTGCTGGCCGATCGTACTGAAGCCATTCGTGAGAACGATCGAACCGTTGATGATCTGACGCAGCAGGTCGTCAAGTTGTTCCGTGACATCAGAGCGGCTGGCGGCGAGATGAACGTGAAGCCGCTGGAAACATTGATCAATCAACTTTCCAAAGCAAATACAGAGCTAGCAAATCAGCAGCTAACGCAAGGCCTCAAAGATCTGCTGCCATCTCTTGATGACTATGACGCAAAGATTCGCGAGGTGCAAAACGATAAGAAGGTATTGACTGAAGTTGAGAAGCTGAACGCTCAGATCAACCTGTTGCAGCTTGACATCTTAGCTGCTACGAACCCCGCGCTAGCTGAGCACATCCGCCTGCTTCGTGATCGTGCTGCTGCACTTGATGATGCCAACAAGAAACAAAAGGAGCAGGAGGATAGCTTTGGCGCGAACTTCAATGAGAAGATCAAGGCCTACTATGAATCGATCAGCAACTTCGGCGCTCAAGTTGGGGATGCCGTCGTCAATACCTTCCAAGGCCTTGAGGATCAGCTGACCACTTTTGTCACCACCGGCAAAGCAAACTTTGCAGATCTGGCCAACAGCATCATCGCTGACATTGCTCGCATCGCGATCCGGCAGGCCATCATCAAGCCATTGGTAGGTGGCGTGATGGATATCTTCAATATCAAGCCGAGCGCCATGGGCAACGTCTT